AGCACCGTGAACACCACCGACCTGTGTAGGTATTGACACTACGAACTTACCAACGGTTTGTTTACCAGCTTTACGAGGTGAACCTTTAGATGGAGTCACTACTATCTTTGGCATCTTAAGAATCATTTTCTTTAGATCAGCCATAGTAATATCGACATCCCAACCGTCATCGCTGATCAAGTCAGTTTGAACAGTCTTAGATCCAAATACTAGTGCCCCGCCGTCGAAGTAAAGATTGTCCTTTCCTCCGTGAGCTTTAATCTTAGGATCCTTTTTAAGATATGCTGTAATGTCTAACTCACGATCAAAGTCCGCAGTGACGCTTTTGTCGTTCTGCTTAGCTTCATTCATAAGGCGCTTATACGTCTTTAATGTCGTTGTCATTACTTCTTTCCTTTAGTTTCATTCGTTCTATTATAACACATTATGTACTATATGTACACAACTATTTGAGTGTATTTATATGTTACCGTTGCTTAGACAATCGCATTTCTTTTGTCATGATGTAATCACGCACAAGACCTGATCGTACAATGTCTGCCCAATTAAATTCTATTACACTAAACTTCTTTAACTCACGCAATATATCAAGAAAATCAATAATGCCTTCTTTCTCGTCGCGATACTTTAAGTCAGACTGATAGTAGTCACCACACATGATGAACTTACAATCACGACCGACACGCGTTATTACTGTATCTAATTCATGTCCGGTCATGTTTTGCATCTCATCAACAATTATAATCGCATTGTTAATAGTGATGCCACGAATAAATGACGTTGACATAAACTCTACTGTTTGCTGCTCTATCAGACGTTCCCACGCATCACCTTCACGTGGAATAAGCTCTCTGCATATGGATCTATATGGACCTGTGTATGCATCCTTCTTCTCGTCTTCGTCTCCTGGTAGGAACCCTATATCTCTTGTAGGTACAATAGACCTTACAATAATAACTTTCTCGTAGGGAGTTTCTCTATCAAGAACTTCTTCTAAGGCAAGGGCCATTGCAATGAATGTTTTACCTGTGCCTGCCGAACCGTTTAAAACTAAATTATAACCCTCATTGTATCTTTCAAATACTTCTCGCTGTGTGTCTGTCATTGGTTCTACTTTAGCGAGCTGCTCTAACTTCAACTTAATTGCTTTTTTAATTGTCATGATGAGGTAAATGTGCCTAATGGATTATTCTTCTTAATTGTTTTTAAGGTATCCTTCCAACCATCGTCTGTCTTTGAGAGGACCCCACCAGTTCCGTGATACAATACATTAGGAGCTCCTAATTTTATATACACGTTACCACCTCCACATGATACACATGTAGAGGGGGCATTTCTTTCTGCTATCTTACGAATTTCTGCATGAACATCCATACAGTCGTTACACTTATAATCATATATTGGCATTTTATCAAGCTACTTCCATTGTTATATCCATAATTTTTGACTCTAAATATTCCCGTTTTCTCTTTATCTTATACATTAACATCGTATTACCTTTTTTCTCCAAGTGTTTCTCATAATGATTTAATTCACGCGAGTCTTTTCTTAATCGTTCAAGGTGTGTTGGCGACATAATGTCTCCTGTTATTATTGTAGTTAAGGGAAAGGTATTATTGACAAGCCTCCATATAGGTTAGGTTAATTTTGTATTTATAAATTATGATTTGTTATTAAAATCGCCGACACATTCAATTAAGTTCCTGCAGCGTTTCTTAATAAGATAGTTCAGTGGCTTAGTAGCGTGGGCTTTCTTACGATCGCCATAGGCTTTAAGGATCTCATCCTGAACGTCCTTTGGTGTTTCCCTAAGATCTATTAATGTACTGTTACGCTTATAATTGCGCTGAGCATCTTCTGGCATGATTGACAGATCCCGCCATTCTTCGATCTTCTTTTTAGTCATTGGTGATTGACGAACACCTGAGACAAACGTATCATCCGGAGATAATATGTTAGGAACACCATCCGATGAATCACCTTTACATACGTGTTCATGCAGATCAAACTTATCTTCTTGAAGGATAAGCTTCTTAAGCATTGGACTAAACTGTTGGATATTATCCGTATTAGCCTGCAACTGAAGAAAGTCCTTATCGGAAGAAACGATCATCACGTCTTCATGCTGTCCAAATTCTTGAGTAGATAACGCAATATGAGCAATGGTATCATCAGCCTCACATGAATTAACATTGACAACATACCATGGCATATTTTCAATGATCTCTTCAGTCACAAGGTTAATAATACGAAACGCTTCTGGCCAATCTAACTTTGACTTTTCACGTGTTGCCTTACGCTTGAACTTGTATTCAGGAAAGTAATCCTTACGCCAGTTCTTACGACCCTCTGTACAGATAACCATTGCACCGTACTTGTCACGGAATTTCTTATTGTACATACGAATAGAGTTAAGGATAACATGACGAATGATGTCTTCCTTGATCTCTAAGTTCTGTAACAAAATAGACGAAATTGCGATTCCACTATAATCTAATAATATAATATGCCTTCTCCAATTACTTAATGTTAATCATCGTTGTATCCATCGTCGAACTCATCATCGAATTCGTCTTCTTCATCAATCAATGCCTGCAATTCATTATGCATTGCATCTAATATTTCGTGAGTAAAATGTGGTATCTTTGATACCCGACTGATTGCACCACACATCATATTAATAGTAACGGTTAAATCATCTATTAATTTTTTATCTTCCATATCATAACCATCCATAACCATTTGGTCAATGATCATATCGGTCATGTACTGCACATAGTCTTCACATTCTTGAGCAGCTGCTAATAACTCATTGCGCTCAGTCTGATGCTTATTGATCTTTATGCCTGGGAACTTAACAACATTATTTTTACTCATAGGGTATTATACCATAGTATGGTTGCAATGTACAACTTTATTTTAGCTAATTGAAATCTTTTTTAGGTGGGCTCTTCTGCATCGTGCCATTATCCATCCGTTATAATACTCGTCAGATAGTAACACATCATACTGAAATTGTAGCTTCGCTTCAAAGTAAGAACACTCAGATTTAGATTGGCACAATCGTAGAATCTCTCTATGAAATAATGTGCCGGAACCTCTCTCTTCGTTTAACGTTTCATTGGATCCATAATATGATTTCCAATCTGATTCAGCAAGATACTTCTTTTTCTTACCTTTGACTTGTCTGGTCTTCTTTGACCAGAATACCTTCTTACCAATATACTTCTTACCTGTATCTATATTAGTAACAACATATACAAATCCATACACATCCTTGTGAGTGGATTCACCTAAATCGTATTCAGCTCCATTATATATCCAGCTCATCTTCATCACGATCAGTTGCTACTGGATCTTCTGCTGGCTTACTGCAATACGGGCAATAATTAGGTTCAATGGATAGATCATCATCGTCGTTAATTTCATACTCAGTATCGCATTCTGCACAAATTAGATTATATTTCATAGACTAAGATCCATAATTGATTCTCGAACTTGATCGGCTATCACAGCGGTTCTTAATTCATCGAATCCGCCTATGCCTTTATTGTCCTTTTTGATTTGTGGGAAGGTTTTTGCATTATAGAATTCCATAGTGAAATCCTCAAGACTAAAATCCTTATCTAGTACTAACTTCTTATATTCTAAACCCTTAGCTTCACATAAATTAACTGCTGCAATACAGTAAGCACAAGGTGGGTTATCCCTTGCATAAATCTCAATCATAAGCTCATTCCTTTCAATGTGTCAGCATCGACATCCTGTTTAACTCCACCAATTATATATGAGGAGATTTCCACTTCTTGTGGAGCTACTTGCACCTGAGATCCAGATATCCACTTCTCGGTCCACGGTAATGGATTAGCCTGAGATACTTGATAAGGAGATATATAGCCAAGTGTCTTCATACGCTTTGATGCAATCCATTCAACGTAGTCCTTCAATATTACACTGTTCAAACCGATCATAGAACCATCTTTAAATAAGTAATCTACCCATTCTTTTTCTTGATCGATTGCAGATACAAACATTGAAGATACCTCTTCACGACATTCTTCCTGCAACGAAATAAAGTCCGAATCTTCTTTAAGGAGGTTACGGATGATTTGAGTAGATGCAGATAAATGCAAATTCTCATCACGTGCAATCAGCTTAATAATCTTAGCGTTGCCTTCCATCTTCTTTAATTCTGCAAATGCCCAACTACATGCAAATGAGACATAAAACCGTATTCCTTCCAATATGTATATAGAATGCAAACACAGCCATAAGGCTCGTTTCTGTTCGTACTTATCTACGGATCCTGGATTAGCTGATTCCGCTGAGTTGATTGCAATTAGGTTGTCATAGTACTTTGATACATTGTCTGCACAATCAAGAATCTCTGAGATACTATTGATCTCGTCAAATACTTGACCAGGGTTAGGATATATGTTACGAATAATATGCGTATATGAGCGAGAATGAATAGTCTCAAAGAACGCCCACGTTTCTACTAGCACTTCTAGTTCGGGTAATGAACAAATTGGCAATAACGCCAAGTTAGGTGACCGACCTTGTACGCTATCAAGGAGGATTTGTCTTTTTAAATTGGCTGTGAATATATGTTGCTCATGTGTAGTGAGGTCACGAAATTCTGCTCTGTCTTTAGTTACATCAATTTCATTGGGGCGCCAAAAGAACCCCAACATTTTGTCGGATAACTTTTCGTATGTTGGATACTTTACTTCATCATAACGAGCAATATCCACTGCTTCATCAAAGAACATACTACGCTCTAGGTGGGATACTGTTACCGGCTTATAAACACTCATCTCTTTTCTTCCTTATTAAATAGTACAGCTATCACAATTCTCATCATCATCGAGTACATCACCTGCTCCATCATGTGTGTTAAAATAATATAAATGTTTGCCACCGTACTTATAGAAGTTTATAAGGTCACGGATCATTTCAGACATCGGCACTTTACCGTCCTCATACTGATCTGAATTGTATGAAGTATTGACTGAGATGGCTTGATCAATGTATTTTTGTAGGACCGCACAGATCTTAAGGTATCCTTCTGGTCCATTTTGATCCCATAGTAGATCATATTTATTCTTTAAACGAGGATAGCCTGGAACTACTTGAGCCATGATGCCATCCTTCGATTGCTTATATGATACCAAACTACGTGGTGGTTCAATACCATTCGTTGAATTTGATACCTGTGCAGACGTCTCTGCTGGCATTAACGCCATTACAGTAGAGTTACGTATTCCATGCTTGCGCAAATTGCCTCTTAGCTTTTCCCAATCCATTCTTTGATTAGGTGCCACTAACTCATCTACTTCAGTCTTATATGTATCAACCGGAAGAATTCCAGTGTGGTACTTAGTCTCGTTAGATGCAGGACAATTACCCTTTTCCTTAGCAAGGCGGTTAGATGCACTGATCAAGTAATATGACCATGCCTCTGCGTATTCATCAATTGTTTCTAATGCAGCATCATCATACTTTAGCCCACGCTTTGCTAAAAAGTAAGCAAGGTTAATGATACCGACACCCAATGGTCTGCGACGTTTAGTTCCAGCCATTGCTGCGGGGACAGGATAATCTTGGTAGTCAAGGAGTTCGTCGAGAGATCTAACTGCCAAGTCACAATATTTTTCAAACTCTTTAGGGTCATTAATGAGTCCCCAGTTAATTGCGCTGAGGGTACAAAGGCTAATTTCTCCATTCGTATCGTCTGCATGCTCCAAAGGTTTAGTAGGTAGTGCAATCTCTGCACATAGGTTACTCATCTTAATTGGAGCAACTTCTGGTAAGAATGATCCGTGATCGTTTGAGTGATCTACATTCTGTAGGTATATACGACCTGTTTCTTTTCTTTCCGTAAGAAACGACGAAAAGACTTCTAGTGCTGGCAATGACTTCTTACGTACAGAACGTGACTTTTCATATTTCTCGTATAATGCCTTGAACTTATCTTGATCATCATAGAATGCCTTATATAGATCAGGCACTTCGTCAGGTGAGAAGAAAGTAATATTACCACCAGTGAGTAGACGTTCATACATCAACTTGTTAAACTGTACACCATAATCGATATTGCGAATACGGTTCTCATCAGTACCTTTATTATTCTTTAATACAATAAGGTCTTCGAATTCCCAATGCCATACAGGATAATACACTGTAGCTGCACCACCACGAACTCCACCTTGTGAGCAACTTTTAACAGCT